CAACGCGCGATCTACCGCCGCTGGTATCGCCTGGCCGATGCGACCGGCCGGATGAGCTTCGGAGGTATTCAGTATCTCTGCATCCGCAGTCTTGTCGCGCATGGCGAATACCTCGTGCTGCTGTACATGATCGACAATCCGGCGCGGCCATATAGCTTAGCCTGTCATATCATCAATCCCCAGCGCCTCAAGACCCCCGTCGATAAGATCAATGATCCACGCATCCGGGATGGCGTCGAGATAGGCGAGTACGGGGAACCGGTAGCCTACTGGATCAAGCTCAGCTCACAGAGCTCGAGCGCCGCGACGCTTCCCGATACGTCGGAGAATTTCCGGAGGATCCCGGCGTCCGTTGGCCACCGGCTCAACGTGATACACCGTTTCGTGACAAGGGAACCGGAGCAGGTCCGCGGGATCCCGCTGCTGGCCCCCTCCATGAAATTCTTCAGGGACCTGAACGATTACCTGGACACGGAGCTCGTCTCCAATATCGTTGCATCCGCCATATCGCTTTTCATCGAGCTCCAGCCCGGCAACGATCCCCTCAATATCGGGCGCAACCTCTCGACCTTCACGGAGAGAGGCCTCAGCCAGACGGGTACCGAAAGCGAGACCCGATACCAGGAGATGGAGCCCGGAATGGTCATGTATGGCAACACCGGGGAAAAACCCCACCTTCTCTCCCCGGACCGTCCGGGAACCACCTTCGATCCCTTCACGAAGATAATCAAGAAAGCGATCGCAATGGGCATCAACATCCCCTATCCGGTGGCATTCAAGGATCCGGAGAGCGTGAACTTTGCCGGCTTCCGGTCCGCCATGCTCGATGCCTGGCGTGTCTTCATGATCCATCGCACCTGGCTCGGCGAGGATACCTGCCAGCCTATCTACACCATGCTCATGGAGGAAGGCTTCCTTCGCGGCGAGCTCGAGGCTGATAATTTCTACCTCAATATCGATGCCATCACTCACTGCGACTGGCGCGGATCCCCGAAGGGAGACATTGAACCCATCAAGGCGGTGCAGGCCGATGTGCTCGCGATTCAGAACAACATCAAGACCCGGGCCGAGGCCATCGCGGAGCGCGGCGGAGATCTCCGGAGCACCTTCGACCAGCTCCAGGAAGAGCAGGACATGATGCGCGAGAGAGGCCTCGATGAAGAGAGGGTCAGTCCTGACACAGCGGACAAATGGGCCAGGGACGAGAAGCGCTCCGATCAGGAGACGGTCGATGACATGGACGGAGCGGGTAATGAAGGAATGTGACCGTGGAGGACCTGATGTCTGATCTTGTTTTTCAGCTGATAAACGGGACGCCCTGGGCGATCTCCCCGGAGATGCTTTCCGAGATCCACCGGATCTATGAGGACCACAGGGCCGGCCGCACCCCGGACATTGCGGCGATCGAGGCACAGCTCGGCAGGCCTCTCAAGAACGACCAGAGGGACTACGAGGTTGTCGACGGGGTTGCCGTCATATCCGTCGCCGGCGTGATCGCCAAGCGGATGAACCTCTTCATGGAGATCTCCGGGGGAATATCGGTGGAGAAGGTCAGCGCCGATATCAAGATCGCGATCGAGGATCCCGTAGTCAGGGGCATCGTCCTCGTCGTTGATTCTCCGGGCGGGGCCATAGACGGGGTCTTCGAGCTGGCGGACCTCATATACAGCGCCCGCGGCCAGAAGCCGATCGTCTCACTTGCCTACGGCACAATGGCATCGGCCGCCTATCTTATCGGGGCGGCGGCGTCCTCCGTCTATGCCTCTGACATCGCCGCGGCGGTCGGGTCGATCGGTGTCGTTGCCGTGCACAAGGACACCTCCGAGCGTGACGCAAGATCCGGAGTGGTGAGCACGGAGATCTACCGGGGCAAGTACAAGCGCATCATCAGCGACGGCCCGCTTACGGCAGAAGGCCGGATGAACATGCAGGAGAAGGTCGATTATTACTTCTCACTCTTCGTGAACGAGATAGCCCGGTTTCGGGGTGTCTCGGCCGATACGGTGCTCACGACGATGTCGACGGAGGTAAAAGACTTCTTCATCGGCCAGCAGGCGGTGGACGCCGGCCTTATCGACGGCATAGCGACGCTTGACGGCGTTATCAACCTGGTCCAGGAGACCAGAATAAAATCATCTGGAGGGATCACAGCCTCCGGGAAGGAGAAAGGCATGGGAGAAACAGTCATCACAACCATCGAGCAGCTCGCCGCCGCTTACCCGGACCTCACGGCAGCGGTACGCGAGCAGGGAGTGAAGAGCGTCAACCTGGAGGCGGCGACAAGAGAGGCCGCTGGGAAGGCGACAACGGCCGAGAAGGACCGGATCCTTGGCCTCGCCGGTGTCCACTTCGGGACCGAGGAAGGCGCGAAGTTCGCCGGCATCGTGAACACCGGAGTGACCGTCGAGCAGCTGACGGCCATACGCGGTTCGGAAGGATCGGCCCAAGCGCAGTCCGCCGAGGACAAAAAGCGCGACGAGCTCCTCGCCGGGATCAAAGGGGCCGGGGCCCCTGGCGTAGGAGCGGACGCCGGCGGAGCTGCAGCGGAGACGAAGGACTATATGACCCTGGTCAATGAGCACCGGGCACAGCACAAGTGCAGCATGACCGAGGCCATGTCGGCGGTCACCGCGAAATATCCCGAGAAGCACAGGGACTATATCAAGGCCGCCAATCAGGGCAAGTAGGGAGCGCACAACAAAAACGCCAACGAGAGGGAGGTACAGGATATGTACAACGAAGGCATCAGAACATTTTTGGCCGGTGAGGACCTGGAGGCCCGCCGGCGGGTCAAGATAAAATCAGCGACAACGACGACCCCACCCGAGGTGGCATATGCCGATGCGGGTGAAGACTACATCGGTGTCACAGAATATGCCGTCGAGTCAGGCGAACCTATCGCCTGCCGGCTCAACACCTTCCCGGGCACCCTGGAGATCGAGTGCGTCGTCGATTCCGAGATAGCCCGGGGCACGGTGCTCTACGGCGCCGACGATGGCAAGGTCTCTGACGCAGCCTCGGGTACCGCCCAAGGGATTGCACTCGAGGCCGGCTCGGATAATCAGCATATCGAAGTGGCGGCATGGAACGTGAAATCCACCACGGCAGCCACCGTCTCTGTCGCCGACTCCGGCTCGCTGATAACGGGAGTGACCGTTGAGGCGGCCCTCGCCGAGATCATGCAGGGCATCAAGACCGCACAGTGCACCGTGGTGCCCAGTCAGATCCGCCTCGAGGACGGCACGGAACTGGGGAAGTTCGCCGACGGCGCCTCAGGCGTCGGCTGGGCCCAGCTCTCCAACAAGGACCTGGGGATCCGCTGGAACAACCAGGCAACCCCCGATGACATCATCATGCAGTTCGTCATGCCTCAGGATTTCAATGACGAGGCCGACGTGATCCTCCACCTTATGGGTGCGATCGTGAAGGCCGGAGCGGATGAGGCCGACTCGCCCGTCGTCGCGGTCGAGGCCTACTTCTCGGAGGTGGGCGCGGATCCTGCCGCTGACACCGACTGCGGCGGAGATTCCGGGGAATTCCTGACGACCGCCGATGCCGCCTACCAGGAGAAGACGCTCACCATCACGGCGGCGAACGCGCCTGCAGCGCCCTGTGTGCTCACATGCGTGCTCCACCCCAAGGATGGCCAGCTCGAGACAGACGACTTCGTCCTGCTGACGCCCTGGCTCGAAGTCACCAGGAAATGCCTGACGGCGTAACGATGGCGCCCGCCGGCACATAAAAAGAAGGAGGTAACAGATTATGAGATCATCGAACACACCGAGCATATACAGACCCGACCTGGGCGTCGTGGCCGTGGAGTATCTCGAGGGCGAGGCCATGTCCAACATAGGGCTGCAGATCATGCCGCCCTTTCCCTGCGACGATCACGCCGGCGTCTTCCCGGTCATCCCCGCGAAAGCGCTCCTTTCCGTCGAGGACACCTCACGGGCGCCGCGGGGCACCTACAACAGGGGCGACTGGGCTTACGAGGAAGGGAAGTACGCGACGCGTGAGAACGGCTGGGAAGAGCCGATAGACGACAGGGAGCGCAAGCTCTTTGAGCGCCGTGCTCCGGGCCAGGGAGATTTCATCGCCACCAGAAGGGCCATGGGGATCATCGTCCGCAACCAGGAAAGACGGATCGCGAACAAGATCTTCAACGCCGTGAACTTTACCGCCCACGCCGTGACGAACGAATGGGACGACGCAGCCAACGCGACGCCGATCGACGATGTGACGACTGGCAAGCTGGCCTTCCGCGAACAGTGCGGGATGCTCCCCAACGCCCTGGTTATCAGCTATACGACCTTCGAGAGGCTGAGAAGGGTAGCGCAG